GGTGTGCTGTCTGCGGCACCGAGCAGCCAGGGGCGCACGGGTGGGCGCTGGACCATGACCATTCTCTGGCCGGTGCCGATTCCTGGCGGGGGGTGCTGTGCATGCGGTGCAACTGTGGCATCGGGTTCCTCCAGGACAGCCCTCAGGTGGTCCGCCAGGCGGTCCGATACCTGACCGACTGGGACCGGCTACGCCGAAACCCACACGCTCTCTTGGCCGCCTCCAAGGTCATAGACCGGCTCCTTCAGCAAGAGGAGGACCGTCTCCTCCCGGAATCCGATGCCGAGCCCGTTCTCATATCTCCACTATAGGCTCGGCCCAGCACCGGCAGCAGGGCTCACTTCCGGGGTAGAGCCCGCCCGGCCCGCCCTCGGCCAGCGAGTAGCGCTCGCCCTCGAGGTCCGCGTGGGACTCGCGCACGCGCTCGTCTCGCACCGTGCGCCAGATTGCCTCGGTCACGCCGAGCGCAACGAAGCGCTCCTTTGTGACAGCCGCGTTCAGCTTGCTGGTCTCGGTCCGGGCGATGCGCTCGGCGTTCGACTTCGCCACGTCGTAGCGCTCCTCGAGCGCCTTCGACACGTCCTCCCACCGAGCCCCGGCCTTGAACTGCCCCGCCACCAGCTCGCCCACCTGGGCAAGGTGGCGATCGGCCACCGTGACAATGAGGCGCGCGTTCTCCTTCGCCCACTCCGGCACGCGCGCGACCTCAGGCACGGAGGCGACGGGCAGGCGCATGGCCTTCGCCACGTTCCGCTTCGAGAGTCGGTCCACCTCGATGCCCACAGGGTGGACGACCTCGGCCAGTCGCTTCGGCGACCACCTGCGGTCGAGCTCCTTGCGGGCCGCCTCGATGGCCCTGTGCGCGCGCCCGGGTGCGTCCGCCGCGTCCATCACGAGCGCGCTCACCCGCGCGGCCTCGTGGAGGTGCGAGCGCGTCAGGTCCCTCAGGTCGAGCAGGTACGGGCGCACCCGCCGGAGGTAGGTCTCGGCCTGCCGGTCCGGGTGCGCGGGGCGCGCGGGTCGGCGCCTCACGGGGCGGGCTCGGGCTTCGGGGCCGCGGGAGCGCCCGGGGCGACGGGGGCGGGCTCGATGGCAGGCTTCGCGGGCTTCGGGCCGATGACGTCCGAGGCGACCTCCGGGCTCAGCTGGAAGAAATGCACCAGCATCGCCACCCCCGACTCGTGCGCGAGCTGACCCGCGTGCACCTTCGTCACGATGTCAACGGCCGAGGAAATCTGCGCGCCATTCAGCACGGTGGCCTGAATGTCCGCGGTCTGGCCGCCCACCAGGACAGGGGCGCCCGCCGGTGCGTCGATCTCGGGGCCGGGCCCGTCCGCGACCGGGAGCGAGGGGGCGAGTTCGGCGCGCACCTCGTCGGCGCTCACCGAGCCGGCATCGAAGAGCGCGCACCAGGCCTGGGTCTTCTCAAGGAACGTGTGAGCCTCCTCGGCCTCGGTGGGCTGCCAGAGCGGCTTGAACTCGATGCCCCACTTCGCAGGCTCGCGCGGGCCCCAATAGGCCTGGAGAATGCCCTCGATGATGGGCCGCACGGTGCCGTCCTGCACGGTGCTGACCAGGTCGTAGAACCCGCGCATGCTTGAGTCGCCCGTCTGCCCGAGGCCGCTGGGCTGCTGACCAAGCATCACGCTCACGGGGATTCGCGTGGCCACCGAGAGTCGGTTGGCGGCGCGGTCGAGCACGTCGGCCAGGCCCGCCACGGGGGTGGGGTGGCGCTCGTAGGTCTCGGCGGGGATGCTCGCCCCGTCGCCCGCGTCGAGGGGTAGCGGCCGGTGGAGTGAGCGGGCCGCGTCGATGAGCCTGAACCGTGTGGCAATGGCCCGCGCGCCCGCGCCGTCGGTCTCGGCGAGCGAGCGATTGAGGCCCACCAGGGAGATGGTCCCCTGAGCGAAGTCCGGAATCAATCCAACGGCCTCGCTGTAGGCAATCTCGAAGTCCTTGATGACGGATGCGCAGGGCTCTAGGACCGACTGGCCCCAGCCCAGACGGGACTGAATCTCGGTGCGGATGAGCGGCGAGGGCGCGCAGCGCACAACCCTCGAGTGGTGGATCCGCTGCACCACCGCGCCCACCAGGCCCAGTGGCTGAAGCTGGTAGAAGGCGGGCAGACCGAACGCGGGCGACTCGGGCGAGGCCACGTACTCGGTGAGTGCCACGAGCTCGTTTGGCGCGAGCACCAGCAGGCCCGTGAGCTTGCTCGAAGGGCTCCAGGGCTTGGCGGGGTCCGCGTCGTTGCTCTGGAGGTAGATGCCCGCCCCGCCCAGCGCGCGCGCCTTGCGAGCCGCGTCGGCCACCACCTCGTGAATGCGTAGGTCCTCGAGGTCGGCCATGACGGCCTCGCCCGCGCCCTCCTCCTCCTCACCGTCCGAGTTTTTGATGTCAATCTCCCACCCCTCGCGCAGCGCCTCGCGCACGGGGAGGTCAACGACGGTCTGCGCCACGTCCGACGCCGCGTACATCGCCGCCGCCGCGAGTGGGCTCAGGTGCCCTCCCGCGAGCAGGTAGCTGGTGCGCTTGTCGTACGCGCCGCCGGCCCCGTTCGGGCTGGCGTACGCGTCCAGGAGGGTCTCGTGGTTGTCGGCGATGCTCATGGTGGACCTCAGAAGCCCATCGCCGCAATCATCGCGGTGACACCGGCCTCGGTGGGGGGTGGGGGTAGGGCGGGCTGAGCCAGGAGCTGACCCGCCAGCAGGGAGAGGACGTCAACGCACTCGTCGTGAGGGGCGCGGGGGAAGGCCAGCACCTCGGCCTTGAAGGGGGCGACCCACTGGCCCGAGGCCGGGAACAGCACGCCACCTGCCTCAAGGAACGGGGTGATGGCCGACAGGCGCACGTCTTTGGGCCCCTTCGGGGGCACGCCCACGATGTTCGGGACGGTGCTCCGGAGGGTCTGGACGACGCTGTGTCCGGACGCTGCCGCCTCCACGTACACGGTGCGAGGGCGGTAGCGCTCCACGGCGCTGGCGAGTCGGGTCACTTGCACGGGAAACTCCCACAGGCCGGTGAGGTAGTCAAGGAGGTAGAGGCGCCCGCCCCCGAACGCAGCCACCAGCACGCCGGTAGGGTCGCCCTGCCCGTGGCTCGTGTCCGCGGCCAAGTAGATAGACGTGTCGGGCGGGAGCGTCGTCCAGGTGTGCTCGAGCCACTCGGGCCGGACCGCTCCGCCCTCGGCGGGAACGGGGGTCTGCTGGTACTGAGCCGCGTAGCCGATCGACCCGAGGATACGCCGCTGCGAGTCGAGGGCCGCCTGTGGCAGGCGCTTGGGCGCAAGCAAGCCCCCGGGCGCGCGCGAGTCCGTCCAGTGCCACGCGCCAACGTGGAGGTCAGGGCCCGGGCCCGTGGCGGGAAGGATGAGTGAGCTCGCACCGCGCTCGGCCAGCACGGCGGGGAGGTCGGCCACGTGCAGGCGCTGGGCGATGCACACCTCGGTGCGCTGTGAGAGGTCCTTCCACCGGGTCATCAACACGGACTCGTGCCACTGGTTGGCGGAGGCGATGGCGGCCGCGTTCGATGCGTCGCGCGCGTCCACCAGGTCATCCACCACGATGACGTCCGCGTGAGAGCCTGTGATGGAGCCGCCCACGGACACCCCGATGCGCTCGCCGAGGGCCGTGCTGCGCATGGACAGCTTGCTCGCGGTGTCCCGGCTCAGGCGCGTGCCGGGCCAGCGCGCGGCATACCAGTCGCTTTGCACGAGCAGCCGGAACTTGGCCGCGAACCGGCTCACCAGCTCGCTCGTGTGACTCACCGCGATGACGCACCGGGCAGGGTCGCGCGCCCACAACCACGCAGGCCAGAGCACGTTGACCAGCAGACTCTTCGAGCTCCCGGGGGGCACGTTGATGACAAGGGTTCCGGCCCCGGGCTTGAGCTCCCCCGTGGCTAGGGCCTCGAGGTGCAAGGCCACACAGCGCTGAGGGAGCTCCACGACCAAGGGCGTCGAGCACACCAGCGGCCACGCCGCGGTCGCGAACGCCAGGAAGTCGCTCGCGAGGGCGGCCCCCTCAGGGTGGGCGGTGCCGGCGGTCTTGGCGCGGGACCCCCTCACGCGAGCCTGCTTTTCTCGCGCACCAGGCGCACGTTCAGTCGGGCAAAGTGAGCGTTCTCGTCACGCAGGGACTCCCGGGACTTCCCCTCACGAAGGGCTCTCTCGTCTTCCTGGCGAGATTGCGCCTTCTCGCGGGCGCGCTCGTCACAGGGGGACGGTCTGTCGCTAGGGCCTCTCACGCGTCGAGCTCGTCGACGGGGACACGTACTACAACGGGGCCGGTGCTCGTGCGCACGCGCACCAGCGCGTGGCGGGAGCCGACCTCGCCCAGGTCGACCTCGAGCCGGTCCTCGACACCCGCCGCAGGCCGTTGACCGAGGGCAATCAGGGACTCGATAAGCACGCCCTCGAGCTCGGAGGCCTCCTCAGAGACCACCGCACGCACGTCCGCCCAGGGCACGCACAGCGCGAGCTCCATCGGCCCGCGCGTCAGATAGACGGTGGTCCAGTGGACAGACTCGGTCGGGACGGCGCGGCAGCGGACGGTGGTCATAGGGAAGGGGTAACCTCCCCCGTCATGGCGCGCAGGCGGTCAAGTGGCATCGGAGGCGCCCTCCGTCATGGCGCGCAGGCGCTCCTGGGCGGACTGGGGCGCAACCTCGGCGGGCGGCACGAACGGCACGTCATCGAGGTCCTCGCCAATCTCCACGTATTGCCAGTGCGCGCTGAGCGCCTTTGAGAGCGCGGTGAGCGTGCCCGTGAGGGTGCGCAGCATCGCCAGACGCAGGGCCTGCTCTTCCGGGGGTGCGGTGGTGACGCCACAGGCGGCCTCCTCGCAGGCCTTCACCAACGCGACGGCCACCCGCCGCTCGTAGGAGAGCAGGGCGCGCTGGTGATTCGTGGGGTCGACGCCGGGAGGCTTAGGGCGATTGCGCATGCCGGGGGGCCTGCCCGGGCCCGCCTTGTGTTTCGGACCAGGAGGGGTTTGAGGTCCGGAGGGGGGAATAGGCAAGGAATCCGACATGTTGCGAGGCTAGTCACAGGTCGGGCACCGTGTCAAGGAATTTCGGTGGGC